ATCCACCGGCTGATATGCTTGAGGAAGGAAACTTTGAGAAAGTGTCTAAGACAATTGATGTGTGGTATGAGGGTATAATGGTAATGGGTACAAATATCATTTTAAAGTGGGAGATGGCTGAGAATATGGTTAGACCTAAATCAGCATCACAACACGCTATACCAAATTATATAGCAGTAGCACCTCGTATGTATAAGGGTGTTATTGAGTCTTTGGTTAGAAGGATGATACCATTCGCAGACTTGATTCAGATTACTCATTTAAAACTTCAGCAAGTTATATCTAAGGTTGTACCTGATGGTGTATTTATTGATGCAGATGGTCTTAATGAAGTAGATTTAGGAACAGGTAATGCCTACAACCCTGCAGATGCTTTACGATTATACTTTCAAACAGGTAGTGTTATTGGTAGAAGTTATACGCAGGATGGTGATTACAATCAAGGTAAAGTTCCGATTACGCAATTAACAAGTAGTTCAGGAGCTTCTAAGACACAAATGCTTATTGGCAACTATAACCATTACATGGATATGATTCGCTCCGTAACAGGCTTGAATGAGGCTAGAGACGGTAGTTCTCCTGACCCTAATGCTTTAGTTGGAGTTCAGAAATTAGCAGCATTAAATTCAAACACAGCTACAAGACATATTCTTGATGGAAGTTTATATATGTACAGAACTTTTGCTCAGGCATTAACGTACAGAATATCTGATATTTTAGAGTATGCTGATTTTAAAGATGAGTTTATAAACCAAATCGGAAAATACAACGTAAGTATTTTAGGAGAGATATCTGATTTATATATTTATGATTTTGGTATTTTTATAGAAGTTGCACCGGATGAGGAGCAGAAAGCTATGTTGGAACAAAATGTTCAAATGGCTTTACAGAAAGGTGACATTAATCTTGAGGATGCTATTGACATAAGAGAGCTTAGAAATTTAAAGACCGCAAATCAGCTTTTAAAGCTGAAGAGAAAAACAAAGCAAGACCGTGAGGATAAAATGAGAATGCAGGAGCAGCAGCAGCAGCAAGAAGCAGCGATGCAAGCTCAACAAATGAAGGCTCAAGCAGATGCTCAAAACATTCAAATGCAGTCTCAGGCTAAAATGCAAGTAAATGATGGTCTTATTCAAGGTCAGATAGCGAAACTGCAAAGAGAGGCTGAACTGAAAGAAGTTCTTATGGACAAGGAGTTTAGTTTACAAATGCAGTTAAGGCAAATGGAAGTAGATGCTTTGTCAAGTAGAGAGAATCAAAGAGAAGTGGCTAAGTCTGATAGAATTAGTCAACAAAATACCGAGCAAAGCAATTTAATAAATCAAAGAAAAAATAATCTACCCTCATTCAATTTTGAATCAAATGAGGATAGCTTGGACGGATTTGATTTAGCAGAGTTTGACCCAAGGTAAAATATAAATTAAATCTAAATCTAAATTAAATATGGAATTTACAAATGTAAAAGTAGTTTCGGATATCGAAGAAAAATCAGTACAACAAGTTGAAGGAGAGTTGCTTGATAAGCACGAACAGAAACTAGAAGGAACTGAATCAGTTGCTGTTAATAATTCCGAAGAAGAAACCACTATAGATAGTGGTGCAGTTCTTCAGAACGACTTAAAAGAAGAGGATGTTCTCTCTTTTATGAGAAACAGATACGGCAATGAGATTAATTCTCTTGACGACCTGACTCAAGCACGAGAAGAAAATAGCGAACTACCTGAAGATGTAGCCGCTTATTATAAATATAAAAAAGAAACAGGAAGAGGTATAAAAGATTTTGTTAAGTTAAACGAAGACTTTGATGCAAAAGACCCTGATAAATTATTAAGAGAGTATTTAACCGCTACAGAAAAAGGACTAGACGCAGAGGATATTGATTCAATGATGGAAGATTACTTCTACGATGAAGACCTTGACGAGGAGTCTGATATTAGAAAGGTTAAACTTTTAAAAAAGAAAACAATTGCTAAGGCCAAAGATTATTTTGAGTCTGAAAAAGAAAAATACGGAACATCCCTTGAGTCAAGTGGGTTATCCCTTTCTTCGGAGGAACAACAAAAAGAGTTGACGGATTATAAGCAGTTTGTTAGTGAGGCTAAGACTAAGGAGGAAGAAATATTGCGAAAAGCCGATTGGTATAAGCAAAAGACTTCAGAAGTTTTCGGAAGTGAGTTCAAAGGTTTTGAGTTCATTGTTGATGGAGACAGAAAAGTTAATTTCAAACCGGGAGAAACAAGTGAGTTGCTGAACAAGCATCAATCACCTCAAAACTTTGTAAATGATTACTTAGATGAGGATGGTATGCTAAGTGATTCAATTGGATACCATAAGTCATTAGCCGTGGCAATGAACCCTGATAAGTTTGCTAAGTTCTTTTATGAACAAGGTAAGGCTTTTGGAAAGGATGATGTACTAAAGCAGACTAAGAACGTGAATATGTCTTCTAGAAATGCACCTGAATTTACCTCTCAAGGGGGAACGCAAGTTAGAGCTGTCAACCCTAGCTCAGGGCGTGGCTTGAAAATAAGGAGCAACAAAAAATAAAAATTAATATTAAAAATTAGAAAAAATGGCAGGACAAGTAAATGCAACGCCCGGATTCGATTTGCAGCCAAGTGCATCGCAAACACCGTTATCCACAAATTATATTACCAACTTTGATTTCTTAAATCAGTATCTTCCGGATACTTACGAGAAGGAATTTGAGCGTTATGGTAACAGAACAATCTCATCTTTCTTACGTATGGTAGGTGCTGAGATGCCTTCTAACTCTGACCTTATCAAATGGGCAGAACAAGGAAGATTACACACAAAGTATGTAGACTGTCTATCTTCAGGAGCAGCAGCAGATGATACTGCTACTATTACAGTAAATGACGTTTTAGTACCGGCAAATCAAGCAGCAGGACAAGCATCGCAAATTGCGGTACGTGTTGGTCAGACTGTAATGATTATCGGAAATGCAGGTGGTGGTTCTAACAAAGCAGTAGTTACTGCGGTTGATACTGCAGCAGGAACTTTTGATGTAGCTTATTACGAAGCGGCAGGACAAGCGTTTGGTCAACTAGAGGTTTGTACTATATTCATTTATGGTTCAGAGTTCAAGAAAGGAACAAACGGAATGCAAGGTTCTTTAGAAGCTGATGACGTTATCTTTGAAAACTCTCCAATTATCATAAAAGATAAATACTCTGTATCAGGTTCTGATATGGCTCAAATTGGATGGATTGAAGTAACAAGTGAGAATGGTGCTTCAGGATACCTATGGTATTTGAAGTCTGAGCACGAAACTCGTTTACGTTTTGATGACTACTTAGAAACAGCAATGATTGAAGCAGTTCCTGCAGAAGTAGGTTCAGGTGCAATTGCAGCAGGTGGAGATGTAGGAAACAAAGGTTCTGAAGGTGTATTCCACGTAGTCTCTAACAGAGGTAACGTATGGGGTGGAGGAAATCCAACTACATTAGCAGAATTTGATACCATCGTTAGTCGTTTAGACAAGCAAGGTGCTATTGAAGAGAACGTATTATTCGTTGACAGAGATTTTTCTTTTGACATTGATGATATGTTAGCTACACTTAACGGTTACGTTGCAGGTGGTTCTTCTAACTCAGCGTCTTTCGGTTTGTTTGACAACGATACTGAAATGGCATTGAACTTAGGATTCTCAGGATTCCGTAGAGGTTACGATTTCTACAAGTCTGATTGGAAATACCTAAACGACCCAACAATGCGTGGTGGTCTTGCAACAGGTGCAGGTTCAGGTAAAGTAAGTGGTATGTTAGTTCCTGCAGGTTCTACATCTGTTTATGACCAAATCTTAGGGAAGAATGCAAAGCGTCCTTTCTTACACGTGCGTTACAGAGCTTCAGAAACTGAAGACAGACGTTACAAGACTTGGATTACAGGTTCAGCAGGTGGAGCACAAAACTCTGACCTTGATGCAATGGAGGTAAACTTCTTGTCTGAGAGAGCAGTATGTACTTTAGGTGCAAACAACTTCTTTATCTTCCAAGATTAAGTAGATTAAATATTGGATGGTGTCTTCAAGGACACCATCCTTTTTTATTATAAATTTTAAATCATATCAAATGAAAAAAGGTACAAAACAATTCGTAGACAAAACTTACAAACTAACAAGAGACGCAGCTCCTCTTTCTTTTATGCTGCCAACTAGGAACTCAAGAAGATTTCCGTTATTACATTTTGACGATGTAGCAGGTACAAACCGTGCTCTTAGGTACGCACGTAATCAAGCCTCTCCATTTGAAGATGAGCAAGATGGAAATGCTATACTAGAACCTGTTATTTTTGAAGATGGTTTCTTAAATGTTCCAAAAAACAATCAAGTATTACAAGAGTTTTTACACTACCATCCGTTAAACGGAAGAAAGTTTATTGAAGTAAACGAGGCAAAAGATGCAGCAGAGATTGTTGAAATCTTAAACTTAGAAGTAGATGCTTTAATTGAAGCAAGACAGCTTTCTGTAGAAATGATAGAGAATGTTAGCCGAGTATTATTCGGGAAAGATTCATCTAAAGTGTCAACAGCAGAGCTAAAGCGTGATATTTTAATCTATGCAAAAAGAGAGCCACAAGAGTTTTTAAATATTCTTGGAGACCCTATGTTAAAGCTACAAGGTAATGTTGCTTTGTTCTTTGACAAGAAGCTAATTACTTTTAGAAAAAACAAAAAAGAAGTGTGGTTTAACACTCCAAGTAACAAATCTAGAATGCTAGTAGTTCCTTATGGTGAAGACCCAATGTTTATCGTAGCTTCTTATTTAACAAGCGATGAAGGATTAGATTCGTTAAAACTGCTTGAAAGTATTTTAGAGTCTTAATAATAAATATTATAAGATAGAACAGGAGGTCACAAAAATGTGGCCTCTTTTTTTTTCCTATCTTTGTAAAAAAGTTTACGATGATAAACGCAGTAAGAAACACAGTATTATCTGTGCTAAATAAAAATAACTACGGATACTTATCTCCGTCAGATTTCAACTTGTTTGCGAAACAGGCTCAGTTGGATATATTTGAGAACTACTTTTACGAGTACAACTATCAAATAAATAAAGAAAACGCAAGACAATCAGGAGATGGATATGCCGATATAACTAAAGGCATAGAAGAGGCTATTGATATATTTTCAGTTACATCAGGTTTGTCTCAGAACTTTGAAAATCTTTATTTTGCACCTTCCTCAACAACAACCGGAAGTGATTATTATTTATTAAACAAAGTATTAGTATACCAAACTCTTTTAGACGAAGGTGAAACGACAGCTACTGTTGGAGGTGGTAATAAATTAATTGATGACCAAGCAGATTTTACCGTAGATATAAACGTAGGTGATATAGTAGCACTAACTAAATTTGGTGGTGTTGAGTATGTTATAGTTACTTTAGTAGAGAGTGCAACAACGCTTCAAACAACAGGTGGAGCAGGTACTTGGAATGCAATTGGAATAGATTATTCTATTTTTAAAAAAGGAAGTAAGTTAGAAGAGGCAGAGCAAGTTTCTCATAGCAAAATAACTATGCTTTCTAATTCTGTATATACTGCACCAACACTAACATTCCCTGCTTATACTCAAGAGGATATTAGTTTAACAGTATATCCTGATACAATAAAAGCAATTGGACAAGTAAAATCTCAGTACATAAGATATCCTAAAACTCCAAAATGGACTTACATAGACCTGCTAAACGGAGAGCCTGCATTTAATGCATCTGCTGCTGACTATCAAGACTTTGAAGTACCATTAGACGATGAGGTTGGTTTGATTTTAAAAATACTTCAATACGCAGGTGTGTCTATTAGAGAGGCAGACATATATCAGTTTGCACAAGCAGAGGAACAACAGACTAATCAAGAACAATCATAATGGCATATATATCAGAATATCAGTATTACGAAAATGGAGGAAACCCTCCAATAGATGAGAATTGGGGTTCATATCAATATGTATCTCTGTATGATATAGTCAACAACTTTATGTTGATGTACTCAGGAAACCATAATCTTGTAAATAACGAAGAGAGATATAGAGTATTGTTTCATGCCAAGCGTGCAGTTCAAGAATTAAACTATGATGCTTTTAAGGAAATAAAAGCATTAGAATTAAACGTAGACAGTCAGCTTAGATTTATATTACCTCCTGATTATGTTAATTGGGTTAGGATATCTCAATATAGAAATGGCCTATTGTTTCCTTTAAGCGAAAATATTCAGACACAGTCTTCTGCAGCATATCTACAAGACAATACAGGTAAGATTTTATTTGACATAGACGGTAATATACTAAGACCTGAATTTTCTAATCTTGATTATGACAGGATTATAGGTATGGGGCAAAGTATATACTTAGACCAAAACAACGGACAGTTTAATGGACTTCCGGGATATAACTGTGATGGTAATTGGTATTTTGAGTTTGGGATTGGTGCAGCTTTTGGATTAAACACAGAGACTGCAAACGCAAATCCAACGTTTACTATTGATAAAGCAGCAGGTGTAATAAACTTTAGTTCAAGCATGGCTAATCAAATAGCTGTTCTTGAGTATGTTTCAGATGGTATGGAAGGTGGAGATGACTCTAGAGTTAACGTTAACAAGCTCTTTGAAGAGTATGTTTATGCATTTATAGAGTTCTCAATACTAAACTCTAAACTTAATGTTCAAGAATACATTGTAGCAAGAGCTAGAAAACGTAAATCAGCACTTCTAAGGAACGCAAAAATAAGAATAAGCAATATACATCCGGGAAGATTATTAATGAACCTGAGAGGTCAGGACAAGTGGATTAAGTAATATGGCAAACACATCTAGAAATTTTATTAAGGGTACAATGAACAAGATGTTGGATGAGCGACTGATTCCTAACGGACAGTACGTTGATGCATTAAATATTCGCATGGGGTCTACAGAGGGTTCTGAGATTGGTGTTATAGAAAACGCCAAGGGTAACGAACTCTTAACAAGTATATCTTACAATGGGATACCATTAAGTAGTAAGGCTCGTTGCATTGGTGCATACGAGGACGGAAGTAATGAGACTATCTATTGGTTTATTCACGATAGTATGTTTATTGGTTCTCCTACAAATAAGATTGACTTGATAGTATCGTATGATACTAAAACAAGCAGTACACAATATCATATTATTTCTATAGACAGCGGATTATCAGATGGTAATACAACTTTAAATTTTAATCCAAAGTATCTTATAACAGGTGTAGATAAAGTAGAGGAGTTGTTATTTTTTACAGATAATTACACAGCTCCAAAGCAAATTAATGTAACAAAGAACTATCCTAATCCTGTTGCAGGAGTAGACGCTATTTCTTTAGAGTCATTGCTTGTTATTAAAAGACCTCCTGTAACTTCTCCTAGTATTGAACCTATAACAAATGCAAGTACAAGTAACTTTTTAGAAGACAGGTTTATATCTTTTGCATACAGATACAGGTACGAGGATGGAGAGTATTCAGCAACATCTCAATTTAGTGCCGCCTCTTTTATACCGGGTTCATTTAACTACAACGTTGCAGCCGCATTAAATGACGGTATGTTAAACGCTAGAAATGCAGTTAATATTACATACAACACGGGAGGCCCACTTGTAAAGTCGGTTGACCTTTTGTTTAAGGATATGAACTCTAGTGTAATTAAGATTATAGAGAAATTAGATAAAGAAGAACAAGGTTTACCTGACAATTCAGATGAAACCTATGTTTTTGATAATAGTAAAATATTTACAGTACTACCGGCTTCAGAAATATTAAGACTGTTTGACAACGTACCTAGACTAGCTGATGCTCAGACCCTTATGGGAAACAGGTTAATGTATGGTAACTATCTTGAGGGTTATGACCTAAAAGACTTAAATGGTAATACTACTAAGTTAGAGTATAGTACAAGTTTAAATTCTGAAACTGTAGGATTAAGTCAACAATCATACGCATTAGGAGAAGGTGCTTATAGTATCAATGGAGGATTTAATATTCCTGAGTCTATAATAGAAATAGACTTTGCAGGAGTAGACCTTAAGGTAGGAGCAAGTATAAGTATATTGCTTAGATTTTCTCACGCTCTATGGAGTGGAGGAAGTCCACAGCCTACCGACACTTTAGCGGAAACAACTATAACCTTTTCATATACACTTACAAGCAATTTTAGCAATATATACGAGCTTTCTGTTTTCCCTGATTTTGTACAGAGAATAGGGGAGGCATCTACTATAGAGCCTGTGGCTAGTTCTTGTGACGGAGTCAGTTTTACCGATACATTTAATTGTGCTATTTCAAATGAAGTTACCGTTGATGGCGGTTCAGCTTTTAAGTATGCGAGTGGTATTAGTGCAGCAGGTCAGCCGTTAAAAATTATATCTTCAATAGGTTCAGATATATTAGGGATTCAACTTGTTGCAATGCAATTTGTAGATGATGTTCTTGCACCAACTAAAAGTTATTACGAATACTATGAGATAAATTTATCATCAGTTAGTTTTCAAGAGATTGGAAATCCAAAAAGTCTTCATAGCAATAGGGGTTATGAAATTGGAATAGTATATATGGATGAGTTTAACCGAAGCACAACAGCATTGGTTAGTTTAAATAATACTGTTCAAATTCCCTGCTCTGCTTCAGTAAGTCAAAATTCTATACAGGTAAATATACCAACTACTCAGGTTGCTCCTTATTGGGCAACACGATATAAGTTTGTTATTAAACCTGACAAGCAAGACTACAATGTAATATATACTAATTTATACTTTAGAGACCCATCTACAGGAGGTGATTATTTCTTACTTGAGGGACAAAACTCAACTAAGATAGAGACGGGTGATGAGATGATTGTTAAGGCAGATAGCAATGGTGCAAGACAGAATTGTACTTGGACTACTGTATTAGAAAAAGAAGCACAGGTACAAGATTTTTTAGACCCAAAACCTCAAGATAGCGATGGTAATGAGATACTTGTACCTTCAGGAGTTTACATGAAACTTCAGGCTAATAATTTTTCTACAGAACTAGGGCCAAACTCAAACATAGCACCGGGAGAGAAAAGTGCTAAAACAAGTGGCTCAGGTGGGGAATGTGCATTAGTAAATTATCCTGTGCAGCTTTACAATGAAGATACTCTTGCGTATGAGGATATTGAAATAAATGCAGGCTCTAGAATAGCTATAAGAATTAGCAATATAAGAAATGGTAATGAAGGAGCTTTGTGGGGTGGTGTAGACAAAAGAAGTTGGGTCGTTGATACTAATTTTATTGCAGCAGATACCTACCCTAGTTTTGAAGATTGGTTTAATGGTGACAATATTGCACCTGCTTTAAATAGTCAGGCAACAGATAAGAATCCACAAGATTTTGAGTTGATTTATACTGATGTAATGAATGGCTTACCTAGTTCTTGTGACGTTTCTAATATATATGCAGCTTTTGATAATGCAACAAATCAAACATATTTTCAGGTTAAAAGTAGTTTAGGTTATAGTAGCACTAAGAAAAAAACTAGATTACAGGTAGAGATATCTATAACACTTGCTGACAGCACACTTATTTTTGAGTCAGACCCTCAAGATGCAGCTCCTGATTTATGGTACGAGTCTTCTGAGTCATATCCTATTGATGCATTAGGTCAGCATCAAGGTAACTTTCAAAGTCAAAATTTCTCTCAAGATGTTCCTGCTATTATACGTACTGCATTTTTTAATTGCTATGCGTTTGGTAATGGTGCAGAAAGTTTTAAGATTCAAGACTCTATAATTGGAAAAGAGGTTGTTTTAGGAAATAGAGCTACAACAACAGATTCTGAAGTGTATGGTGAGGAAAGAAGATTTTCTGACATCACTTATAGTGGAGTGTTTAACTCAGAGTCAAACATAAATAAGCTAAATGAATTTAATGGTGGACTGTTAAACTTCAAAAAACTAGAGACATCGTTTGGCCCTATTAGAAAACTGTTTGCTAGAGAGACTGATGTGCTATCGTTACAGGAAGATAAAATATCTTATGTATTAGCAGGTAAGAATTTATTGTCTGATGCAGCAGGAGGAAATGCTTTAACATCAGTACCTGAAGTTTTAGGAACTCAGATTGCAAGGATAGAGGAGTTTGGAATATCAAACAATGCTGAGAGTTTTTCTGAGTGGGGTGGAGATAAATATTTTACGGATGCCAAGAGAGGGGTTGTAATAAACTTAAAAGGCTCAAGTGCTCAGAACGAGCAGTTACAGATAGTGTCATCAAGTGGTATGCGTACTTGGTTTAGAGACCTATTTAATGAAACCTTTACAACTCAAAAGTTAGGTGGGTATGACCCATATATGAACGAGTTTGTATTGTCGTCTAATAGAATTGAAAAGCCTTCAGTTGAAGTGTGTAGGAATTGTGGTATCACAGAGTCTTTTGTAATTAAAGATGTTGGATATCAGTATTGTTATAATGTTGGTAATTTAGTTGGCACAGTAAGTATTGATTATAATGTAGAGCTGCCTGTAACGGGAACGTTTGAGGTTATAGCTCTTTATAATGGAGTTGTTACTACAACCGGAAATGTTAGTTCAAGTGGTGTTCTAACGTTTGACAAAGACAATGTATTAAACGATGAGGTTCTAATAAGTATTATACCAACAGACGAAATAGACATAAGCATGACCGTGGGATGTCCTGTAGGTGATAAGATTACAATTGTAACAGTTGGTATAAACGTACAGGGTGATGCATCAGAAACAACTCATAGCGAATACAAGTGGACTGATGATGACTTTCAGTCTCCAAATAATTCAATAGGTGTTACTTTTCAAGCAGGTGTTGCTCCTATAGTTAATTTGTACAACAAGGTTACAGGTCAACAAGGAGGTAATTTAATACCAACAAACAACTCTGTAATAACTATTGGTTCAGACAAAAAGATTAATGATACGTATAGCTTTAATGTTAACTCAGACAGGTTTAGATATCTTAGAAGTGATACTTTATACAACAACACAACTACAGAGATACAGGCACTACTTATAGCAAGTACAGACGCAGGAGCACCAACACCTCCAACTAACGGAAATAGTGCGTATACAGCTACTTTTAATATGCCATCTACAGGACAGTATCTATATCTAATTTGGGACTATAGAGACGTTGCCGTAGTAGACCTGTGCTATGATAGCAGTACTAGCCAAGCAGCTTGCTGTGATTGTGAAGATGGAGATAACATATACGTGCTTCAAGACTGTAATTCAGGAGCTCAGTTTACTATTGAAGATACATATCAAAACGGAATAGGTATAGGCTCAGTTGTTCAGTATGTACAAGGAGTTGGAGCAGGAGCAGGAACATTTGTTTACTGCGGTACGATAATAAACTTTGGTGTTACTCCAAATGCAACACTACATTCTAATGTAACTCAGACTTGTGGCGATGTTGTAAACTGTAATTTTGAATCAAGTTTAAATTGTACTCAGTATACTGTTTCAACATATTCAGGAACAGGAAGTGGTTATTCATATACAGATTGTAATGGAGTTTTTCGTAGTGAATTTATAGGTGGTGCAAGTGGATATGATGCAGATACATTCTGTGCTTTAACAGGTTCGGTAGACCCCGGTAGCAATAACCTATCCAACGAAGGAGATTGCTCATTTTAAATCAAAATAAATTATGGCAGTATATTACTTAGACGGAACAACACTAGCAAACTCAACAGCAGTTTATGCTGATGAAAATTTAACTATATGTGAATCAGATGGGTTTTACTCTGATGGTAATATTGTTAGGCAGCAAGTTAATTGTGCACTTCTTAATATTCAAAATTGTGAATCTTGTCCCGAACCTCCATCAGGAATTTTTAGGACAGATATTTTTACAGATTGTGATTTTGTATGCGACCCTCTTAACAACTATTCAATTGAATATGACTTGAATTTTGCAGGAGGTATTGAGTATCAGAACATTGCAAACGGAGATGTAGTACTAGGAGATGTTATTGATGATGGTTGGTATGCAATAGCGGAGACAGTAATGACTACTCAAGGTGCTGACCCTGCCACTTTTAAAATACTAGAAATTGAGAGTAATGTTGTAATAGATTGCTGTAGCGAATGTAACGGCTCTATCTGCGACTCTCTATAAATAAATAAATATATGTCTTTACCAACAAATGCAAATAACACATTGTCTTATGACGGAGGTGCTCAAGGGTGGCCTTCGTTTTATTCTTATTTTCCTGATTGGATGATTGGTATGAACAATTACTTCTATACGTTTAAAGGGGGTAATCTTTACCGTCATAACACTAACGAGGTGCGTAATAATTTTTATGGTGTTCAGTACACGAGTACGGTACAATCTGTATTTAATGAGATGCCTCTTGAGAACAAGTTATTTAAAACCATTAACATAGAAGGTGATGCATCTTGGGGAGTTACATTAAAAACTGACATACAAGACTCAGGGTTTATTGAGGCAGGTTGGTTTGATGAAAAAGAAGCATCGTTTTATGCTTTTATAAGAAACTCAGGTACTGTTCCGGCACAGCCTAGTGAGTATGTGTTACGTTCTTTAAATGGTATTGGAAGTAGCCAAACTGTTGTAAATGCGGAGACTATTAATTTTTCTACAGATATAGAGCTAGACACTATGATGTCAGTTGGTGATATGATGTACTTTCTTAACATCCTTACTAACACACCATTCCTTGCAGGTCAGATAGAAGAGATAAATATAAACTTACAACAAGGTATTAATCAGGTTGTAATAGATACCACAATAGCAGGAAGTAGTCCTATTGTAGGACAAGAGCTTTTCTTCTTCTATATTAAGAACTCAATTGCAGAGTCTCACGGAGTTTTAGGTCACTACTGTGTTTTTGATATTGCAAACACATCTACAACAAAAATAAACCTATTTGCTGTCGAGAGTGAGGTGATGAAAAGTTATCCGTAAAATTTGTATCTTTGCTACATGGTTGAAGAAATGCAAGGCGTTCAAATACTTGAAGAAATAACATCACATACAGGTATGTTATGGGAGAGAATTGCCGAATTTAGACAACAAATTAAAACAGTCCCCGGAGCTTTAGAGCATCATACGCCTGAGATGGAAGAGGCTATGCCTTTAAAACATCATATAAAAGATGGTGTATACACAAGGGAAATATTTATGCCAAAGGGCATGGTAGTTATAAGTTTTATACACAAGACAAATCATCCGTCATTTTTTATGAGTGGAGAGATGTCTATTATTACAGATAAAGCAGAGGTAAAAAGAATAAAAGCACCAATGGTTTTACAAACTGAAATGGGCACACAGAGAATAGCTTATATGCATGAAGATTGTGTGTGGGCGTGTGTATACAGGACAGATGCAGAAACAGTTGAAGAGGCAGAAAAAGAGTTGTACACAGAGAATTTCAGAGAACTTCCCGAACACCTAATTAATAAACACAAAATAATACAGTAGTTATGGCAGCAGCATTAGGAGCAGTAATAGCCGCATCGGTATCAATAGCGTCAGCAGGAGCAGGAATGGTGATGTCTTTTGACGCAGCTAGTAAGGCTAAGAAAAAAGAAGCTAGAGCATTAGCTGAGGTTAAAAATAAAATGTCAGAAGCTCGTAGAAAGCTAGAGACAAATTATATGGATGTCTTGTCTATTAATAAAGAGCCATTTGAAAGACAACGTGAGGCTTTATTATCAGCAGGAGCACAAGCTCTTGAGGCAGGTATTGAAAGCGAAAGAGGTGGAGCTGCAACAGCAGGTAGGCTTTTAGCTGCACAAACAGAGGCACAAGGGCAAGTTCGTGACGCACAGAGTGATAGACTTTTCGACCTTGAAGCTGCACAAGCTGAAGAGGATTCAAGATTAAGAGACATAGGTGTTCAATTAGATTTAGGCGAGGTGGCAGGAGCTCAAGAAGCTGCGTCAAACGCTGCAGACAAAGCGGCTATGATGACAAACCAAGGGTTGCAAGGGATGGTTAATACGGTTGGAGCAATAGGAGCAGCAGCTCCATTATACGCTAAAACTTCAGGAGCAAGACAGGCAAACGTTGTTGGAAGAAACCAAGAACAAGCATCTACAAATGATAAGATTGGTTTATTATCTACTCAAGGTGCTGCAGGATTCAAGGCTACTCCACAGGAAGGATATCAAAAAGGTGATATTATGACACCTCAAGTAGGTCAACAAGGCGATACTGATTTTGCACCTGCCGTTAAAAGAGCAGACACAAGTTCTGATTTTGCAGCCGCTACGAATGTGTATGATGGTGTAGATATTACTGAAATAATGAACAACCCAAGCGAAGCTCAATTTAATGCTTTTATGTCAAAACAATCAGGTAAATGGGCAAGAGACTTTAGAAAAAACCAATTAGGAGTAAAGACACGAACAGGTCAGGCAATAGATTTTTTAAACCCTTTTAACTAACACTATGAGTTACTATAAATATAATCCTCGTGACCCACAGGTACAAGTAAATTGGACAGAGGCCGCAGCCAATCTTACATCAACTATTCAGGATGAAGTAACACTCAGAGCAGAAAAAAAAGGAGCTATTGATGAGGCGACTCGTAAATATCAAGAACAACTAAACAATCAGCCTCAAGGTGAGAGCACCTCTATAAGAGAGTGGGGGTTAGCTTTTGGTGAGAAGGCTCAGAAACAAATGTTGATGCAGGAGCAGTTGCTAAAAAGCGGTATGCTTAGTCCAAGTCAATACACTCAGATGCGTCAGAACTTAGTTGACGGAACAGAGCAAGCGTTTTCTTTACAGGAGCACTATCAAAGTGTTTACGCAGACAAGATGGCTCGTATGAAGTCTAATGATATAGCTACATCATCTCAAGAACTTGAAGTGTGGCTGATGGAAAATGCAGAAGGATATGCTAATTTTAATAACAGCGAGCTTGCCATTAATCCTGAGACAGGAAAGGTTACTGCGGCTATGATGAGAACTAACTCTAAGACAGGTTTACGTGAGCTAACTACTAACGAAAATCAGTTTGTGGCAGTAAGTTCATTGCAAGGACAGATACTTACTAATTACGATGAGTTTGACGTGGGTGCTGTGACAACTAAGTTTGTTGATGAGACAGGAGCGTGGACATCATTAGAAAGAATTTTTGGTTCACGAGAACAGGCAGGTGCTTACATTACAACAATAGACCCAACTCAAAAAACACTATCTAAAGAAGAGGCTGACTTGTTAGGAATAAAGTATGGGGACAACGCTAAGGGTATAGAAGATTCTATTAACCTTTATATTCAAGCAGAGAACGCAGCTATAGACGCTGTGTTTGGAGACCCTTATAACCTTACGTCTATACTTACAGAGAATGTGGTTAAAACAGCAGGTGATACAGGAAAGAACTATACTTTTACTTTAAGTCCGGAAGAGGCAAAA